GCCGTTTTCAAAGTATTTTTGAGGATCGCCAATCTTCATTAGCTTTATGTAAGTTTCTTGAACTACATCCTCAGGGTTATCGGTACCGAATAAACGTACAATGGCCACCCATTCTTTGTGATGAGCGGCCATTACCTGAATCCAATTATGTTTTGTTATTTCCAATCTAATTCAAAAATAACATTTAATACCATTATACCAATACCTCCCGTACTGATTAATAGTCCAAAGCCGTAATGTTCGTGTTTATACAACTTTGCTTTAAAGCGTTTAGTAAGTCGTTTCATAGGTTGTTAAAATTTCTTTATATTCTTTTGCTCGCTCAATACCTCGGTTTACTGAATCTAAACGGTTGGCATATCTTTTATACAACGCATCTCCAAGATTTAACATTTTTAAGGCGTTAATTGAATATAAAATTACTTCCTTTCTTTTATTTAAACCGCTTAAATAAGAATCTGTTGCAGTTACTATCTGGTGAAGTTCCGTAAAATGTACCCCATATTTGTAATCAATCTTTACAAACATATCTTGAAGATCAATAAACCGGCCTTTTCCGTGGCATTTATCGCAAGCGCAATCTCTCCAATCTTGAAAATACGGCTCTTGGTTACCGGTAATTTCTTCCATATAGCAGCCTTCGCCGTTACATATTTCACATTTTAAATAACTAATTGCAATCATTGTTTTTTGTTTTAAAGTTTAGACAAATATAATAATAATTTTAATTATAAAACATTTTTTAAAATATTTGCTAATTTTTGTAAAGTAGGCGTTGAAAGGTTTCTTCCTCTTACAAATAAATAAATGTTTGATTGGTAAAGCTGGTTTTCTAAGCAAAACGCCGTTAAGCTCTTTCCTGATCGTTCCAAATGCTTAATGAGAGAAGCGCGAACAATATCCGCGCTCCTGCTGATTACTTCTAATTCTCTATTCATATCAGAAAGGTAGATCTGAGTCAATACTATCCCCGATTGGCGCACGTTCTGGTGCTACATACGGCTCGCTAAATGATGCTGAGAAGAAACTTCCGTTTTTACCTTGCTTAACCCAAAGGGCTACTTCCATTTCTTTTCCGTTTACGTTTACCTTTCCTTTGTAGTCAGGTTGTTTATCATTCGTCTTTTTGTCGTTCTTAAAGATTGCTCCGGTGTTTAACTTGTTTTCCATTGTATATATTAATTAAAGTTACAAAATATTGCGTAGATTACTAGCATTAAACCTACTGCGAGAATAGCCATAGTGCCATAAGCAGCCATTTCTTCTCGTCTATCGTCTTTATTTAGTTTCATTGTTCTTGTTGTTTAAATGTTTCGTTGTAGTACTGTTCAAGATTATGAATATTGACTGCATTCATTCCATTTTCAAAAGCATTTTCAATCTGTTTCTTCTCCATTTCTTTGGCTTGTTCAAAGATTTCATCAAAGGTCATATTTTCATACCAATACTCATCGCACATTAATTTCTCTTTAATGTATTCTACTGCTGTTAATTGTTTTTCCATAATATATAGATTTTAAATTGTGCGGTAACATAGACGCACCCCTATTTTTCTTATTGTTACATAGTTAATTAATTCTTCTATTGAACTAAACTCTTCTACAAAGTAATCACAATTTAAACTATACATATCAATTATTTTAAAGTTAAATTCCATTGTATTTTTTAAAGTCTTGATTGTAATCATCAAATCTTTTTAAAATCCAATTCAAAAATAGTTCTACTGCTGTTTTCATTGTTCTTGTTGTTTAAGTTCATTGATAGATTGTATAAATCTTTTTTGTATTTGTTGTAACTCATCTTCATCAGTTTTATCAAAATGTCTTTGATTCCACCCATATTCGAATGCGCTAATTAAATCAAATTCAGTGTATTTATGGGTTTCTCGATGCTCCCTCTCCATTGCTTTGGCTTGTTCTTGTTGCCATTTAGCTCCATCAATAAAACCTGCAACTAAATATCTTGAATTATCAAACATAGGTTCTGTTGCATCTTCATAAGCTTTTGATTGCTCAGAATAAAATATTTCAGCAGTTTCTTCAATTGTTTCTTGTTCTTTCATTGTTTCTATTGTTTTAGTTTCATTAGGTATTGAATCATCTTCTTGTATTGCTTCCAAAGTTGCTAACTCAGCTTCTAATGTAGTAAGTTGTGCTCTTAAGATTTCAAGTTGTCTTTGTTTGTCTGCTATGTGTAGTTTTACATCATAGATTGCTTTTTCTATTTTATTCATTGTTCTTGTTGTTTAAAGGTTAAAACGAGTCTTTAATAAAATCATATAGAAGAGTATAAATTAGTGCAAGAATTACACTGCAAAATATTACTACTCCTATTATTGGATAAGATATTGCTAATCCCGTACATACAATTACTAAAAGTAAAGCAATAGATGTTTTTAAATGTATATTCATTGTTCTTGTTGTTTAAAGGTTTCGTTTTTTCTTCTCCAATGCCAAATTTTAAACGGACTAAATGCCTCGTATTTATCTCCGTATTTATCTACATATATATAGATTGTATATAATAAATGTATATTCTCAGAATAGTGTTTAAATACCCTTGATTCACCAGTCTTTTTCATTGTTAATCTACTTATCAGTTTTTTCATTGTTCTTGTTGTTTAGTTAGTTCCTCTATTTTTTGCTCTAATTCTGTGATATACCTTAACACACTAATTGGTGTTGTCATATAATCTTCTTCTGCATTTTGCTTGAAGTAATCTAAGTCTTTCTCTTTCATTGTTTTTTGTTTAAGTAGTTCAATTGCCTTTTGGAATCCTTGTTTAAATCCATAAATTGTATCTAATTTTTGAGTTTCTGAAGTTATGTTTTCACCATAACTATTGTATCTATGTTTAATACAATCTTTAGCAAACTTATCAACCTCAACACTTTCTAATAATTCTACTGCTGTTTTCATTGTTCTTGTTGTTTAAAAGGTTTCATCCCAATACTCTTCAAATGTTTGCCAATTCTCTTCTGCAATACCTTTGCCTTCAAATCTACCCGCTTGATGTGCTACATCCCAAGTTTCTTTGTGGGCTTGTTTATCCATTTCTTTAGCTTGACTTAGAAGATTAAGTACTAAGCCTTTTGTTAAAATTCCATATTGGTTTACTTCTTTTTCAAGCCATTCTACTGCTGTTTTCATTGTTCTTGTTGTTTAAAGGTTTTAGTTTCTTGAACCATATGTAAAGCGAGTGTCATATACTGCTTGACTTGTTCGTCCGTGTTTTTGTCGCTATCCCATCCATCTAAATCTTGAATATGTTGGAATGTATCGCAACCCGAACACGAACCATAGTCAACTTCCGTAAAAATATAGTCGTTTAAATTCGGTTGATAGTCATTACTGCAAAGTATAAATATTAAATTACCTTGATAGTGGCCATCGTCAATAACTTTAAAGCGTTCCCATTTCCATTCGTCACCATATCCATTAGGTTTAGTTACTACCAATTCAAATAGCTTCTTATAAATATCTTCGTAGTTAATTGGTTGGTTTTCTTTTAACCATTCTTCTAATAGGTGCTTACGCTCATCCCATTGTTTTACAAATTCTTTTATCATACTTTTTACATTTCGTGTTTACTTATGTGGCAATTTTTACCCCTTATCCTTGTCCAGTTTTTTGCTCAATAAACTTGACATCTGCCTTCAGCTTCTCAATATACAGCGTGGCATCCATCAATTCCTCCTGGAGGTGATTTAGCCAATCGGTGAGGTTTAGATCGGTTCGTGTTAACATAGTGCCGTACTTTTCTATTCCTTTTTGAGAACGTTCTGCATACTTGGCCAAAACTGCCATTACTATCGGGTCTTCTACTTGCTGGTTCATATTAGTTAAATTGTGATAGTTCGTCTTTAAATACTAATTCGTCAACTTCTTGAATTAAAACCGGATCCTGATTGCTATAATTTACAATGTAATGCACTCGCATTTCAATCATTAAATCTTTAATGCGTTCATCTATTAATGTAAAATTTTCATCATAAATATTTATTGTAGCTACAAAATACCGGTTTACTTTCTTTCTCATTGGTTCATTAGTTGGTTGTATAATACACATCCTATTTGTATTTTTTCTTTAGCTCTTTCAATATCCTGCTCATTGTAATCTATTGTGTATAGCTTTACGCGTTCGTGTTTTGGTATGTGATCAAAGTTATGTTGAGCTTCTACGTATGCGCGTATCTCATCACTTTCTCCGATTACGTTCTGCTTCCAATGCTCGCGGCGGATCTCATCCTCCAGAATCAAATAAGGCGTATTAATCAGGCAGTAAGCTACAACGGCCTTACGTTTGCCTGTCAACCACATATAAGCCTGCATTTGCCAATAATAATCTGAATTAGGTAATTCATCTTCAAAGAATGGAAACGTAGCAGCGGACCAACTAACCTTTGTGTCTATGATTAGATTTTCTGTAATTACGTCAGGAGTTCCTTTTACAAATTCGTTAGAAAACTTTTCTTCGTTTTTTAGTACGAATCCTAAATCCATAATTTCACAAACCAACTGTATTGCTTCATCTTCCGTTTGCGTTCCTTTGTCAGTGTATCTGGAATTGAACTCTTTGTAAATACCATACTTATCCTGTAAAACTACTTCCTTGATGTAGCTTTTTGCAGTTTGAGAAAGCAGCTCCCCTTTTGATCGGGGAGTCGCCATCATCTTTGCGAGTGCGCTTGCTCTTACTTTCATAGCGCGTCAAGAATTTCAATTTGTTCAGCAGTTAAGCTAAAATGCTTCTCTAAGTTTGCTCTTGAAAAGTTGCCGGTACCAATTGCTTTAACTGCCTCTTGAAAGCGTTTAGCGTCAATAGCAGGTAATTTCTTTTCGCTTTTTACTTGCTCTCCAGAACCATCTGTGTCTTTGTCAGTTACTAAACCAAGTGCAGAACTTAAAGCATAGCGTCTGTAGTAAGTTACACCTGAGCCGAATCCCTGATAGTCATTCATACCCTTGAGCTGAACGTAAGGAATCAAAACGCTGCTTACCAAAGTCTCGCCGGTTTCAACGTGGAATACCATTGTTTTAATGTAATTAGCGCCTTCAATAGTTTCAATCAACTGAGTGAATCCTAGTCCGTGTTTAGCTAACAACGGATTGATTTTCTCAAAGATAGCTGGAAGGTCAGCGTAAGAATAACCAAAGCCCTGAGTAGCTTTGTGAATTACAGGTACCTCTTGTTGGAAGGCTGCCAAACTTTTAAATAAATGTTTCATTGCATTTTTGTTTTAGGGTTATTAATTAATTGAATTGATTGCTTCTGTATAGGTATCAAAAAACTCCTCCTCGCCGGTTTCAAAATCGTAAACTATATAGTCAACTGATTGACCGAAGCAGGAAGCTATTTGTACTCCGTTTTCTAGCGCGATATAAACGTAACCGGACATCTTATTGAATCCGCATTCCATAATATCTTCGCGTTGCGCAAATTCTTGGTAAGCGCGTTGAACTAAAATCCAGCTTTCGAGATCTGAATTTCTTAACTCTTGGATAAATTGTAAATTGTGCATATTGTATTGTTTAAATGTTTCGACAAATATAATATATTTTTTTAATATAAAACGAAATAAAGAAAAATATTTTTTAAATTTTTTTTGCTGAGAATAAAGAAAGCATTGCGTAAGTCTTTTGTACTTTGTCTGTTTTATTAAATTCGGTTGTTTGTGGCATCCTTTCGTCTGTTTGCCATTCTGGTGCTATTTCTCTAAGATCAAAGCAGTAGATTCCTTTTGGTGTTGAATTTATATAAAGTGGTATGTAATCTTTAAATATGTAGTATGAAATTAAGGCCCAGTATTTATCCTGCTCAATCATTAACTCTGAGTAGTGGGTTTTTCTGCATTTTAATTCTATTCGTGTTTTGTACTGAGAGCTAAAACAATCCCACCGGCTAAATGGATCTTCAGACATTTGTAAGTCTTTAAAGTATTCTTGCTTTAAATAATCAAATAGTTGCTGCTCGGTCATAATTGTTTTATTTTTTGTTTGTAGGTTTTGATTAATTCGCGGAGTTCTTCTCTGGTATATTTCCGTGTTTGGTTAGCTTTAGCGTGTAATTGCAATAATCTATCTGCTCCGATGCGCTCCTGTATTCCTATTTGGTAGTTGATCAGGTTTCCGTGTTTCCATTGGTTACAGGCTACGCATTGGCCGTGTACGTTATCTTCATCGAATGTAACCGCTTTATGACCGCCTGAGCTAAAATAGTGGCCGGCGTCGAATTTATCTTCCAACTTTGCGCCACAACTAATGCAAGGTTTGTCTTTGTCTCTTATGCGGATATATTTGTTAAAAACTATCTGAGCTGCCTTCATTAGTTCCTGTACGGTTTCAATTTCAGCTTTCATTTTCTTTTTCGTCTTTTTCCAGCTTTGATCCTTTGCTTCAGATACCCAAGCCTTAACGCATTCAGGATCCAAACAAAACTTTTGATTGAAGCGTACATATTCGAACTTCTCTTTGCAGTTTTTACAACGTGGCATCTATGTAATATTTTTTATATTGGTCTTTCTTAACGTCTACTTCTAATTTCTGTAAGTCCCTAATGTAAGAGGATGCCCACTTAGGATGGACGCTCAACAAATTAGCTATTGACATCAAAGGGCGAGGCTTTTCTTGCAAGAAAGGTATTAAAAGCAATATCTTTTTTTGCTTAGGTTCGTATAGCTTGTTAAATTTTTGTTGGTTCATAGGTTATTTTTTTCATTTTCCTGTAATTTTTCTGCCATTACTTTAGACTCAGAAAAGCCAGCTAAAAGGCCGGTGTACATATAAACGCCTAATTCGTCTTGCGTTTCTAAACATCTATTTACTAGTTCTATTTTTTGGTCTAGTTGTTCAATGAGCATTTGTAGCGGTGTTTTCATAGTTCTACATCTTTAAATTTTAGTTCGTTTTTCAGTTCGTCGTAAGCTACCCTTAATTGAGCGTTGCGTCTAGCGAGCTGGTTAAGTTCGCGGTTTAGGCTGGTTATTTCATACTCTAGCAGGTTAATTACGTTTAGCGTTTCTAGTAAATACTGCTCACTTTCTCGACCGCCTTGTATATAGTCCTTTGCTTCTGGCTTTTCTTTTTCAAGTTTTTCTCTGACGTTTTTGATTCTTTGGGCTACCGTCCAAACAGTTGTTTTGGCCCATAATAACTTTAATGATAAGTCCATATTAAAAAGGTGTTTTAAGTTGTACAGGTGGTTTTACTCTAAAGTTCTTTAAAGGATCAACTGCGTTGATTTCAAAACCAATACCTGAATTAAAATTACAAATAATTGGCTCATTCAAAAGAGTGTGTTTTCCTCCGGTTTCTGTGTCCTTGACTTTTTCGACGTTAATCCAAGTTGAATATTTCCATTCTGGATGCTTAATTAATCGGTGTATTACAAACATATCATCGCAGCGGTTTAGGAAAGCCTTACCTCCTTCAATATGATCCTTAAGCGGTGGTTTCAAATGTCCTTTCCAATCTCCGTCTTGATACAAATTTGCGTTCCTACCGGATTCCGTGTTTGGATGGGTATTTATGTACAAAGTTTTTCCGGTGCTATTTACAAACTGTCTGGCGTTATTCATAAAGGTGTAATTGCCATCAAATGTCATTTGCCGATCAAGTCCCGTGAATGGATCAATTAAACAAACATCTGCCTCAGATTGTACAAATAAATCAAATAATTCTTCTGGTTTATACAGCTTAGAATTATCTACAAACGTAAAGAACTGTTCTAAGTAAGCGGTATGCCTGTGGATCTCATCGTAACTTAATTGCTTGAATGGCTTACCGGAATACATCTGTACAAGATCTCTAAGTATCTGGCCCTTTTGATTTTCTCCGGACCATAAGCAAAATGTAAGATCGTGTTGTAATGCAAGGTTTAAAAAGTACCAATTAATCCAATAGGTCTTTCCTACGTTGTCGTGTCCTAAAATTATGTTTACTTGCTTAGGCTTAAACCTTAGGTAATCATCTAAATAGCATCCTATACCTAAACCCTGTTTAATTTTCCCGTCTTTATAATCCAGTAAGTACTGAATTGAATCACCCTTGTTTTTTAGCATATTGTCTTAGTATTTGTAATTCTCTTGGTTCTTCTATTTCGATTGTTTTTTTGTTTTTACTCAACCATTTGTTAGCCGTCAAATATAGGGAAGTATATTTCTTGTTGCCTTTGAAATTTTCTATTGAGTCTAAAACATCATCAATTTCGTTTATAGTGTATTTATCCAATAGCTTCTCAACATCAGCATTAGTTATAGACAAGTGAGCGAAGCTCCTATATATATCTTTAGATATAACATTAACATTAACATTATCATTTACAGCTATGTTTGCTATGGTTTGTATGCCTTTGTTATCATTTGATAGCATTTGCCATCTTTTGTTAGCGCCTGCTTTACCTGCTTCGCTTCGCTTTACTTTGACATCTTCAAACTTTAATAAATCTCGTTTCAGTTGTTGTTTTATAGGCTCAAAAGCAATATCCACCAACGGATTATCGGTTACAGGATGCTGATCGTTAACGTAACGCATAAGGTGTTTTAATAGCTGCCCTGCATCAGCATCGGATAGCTTTTCAATTGTATGAATTGCATCCGCATAAAGGATAAATGATTTTTTGTCTTTTGCCATTGCAAAAATATTAAGTAAAAAAAACCCTCGTAAATCCATAGCCTTCGACCTCTATTTCATTACAAGGGTTCAATAATACCTTAGGCTTTATAATGTCGAAGGAAGCCGTGTACAAATATAATAATTATTCTTCTAATAACGTCTCAAAAGTAAAATTTTCTTTTACCCATTGTCTAAACGCGCGTTGGATATCTACCTGCTGCTCCATTGCTCTAGGATCAGAGTTATTAATGATCAACCTATCCGTCTTTTGTATCTCCTCTAGAAACATTGCGGCCTTGCGTTTGATATTATGCTTAAATACGTTAGCATCGTTTAAATCTTCGATGTAATCGCCTAATACCGGAAGGATAGCGGTTAATACGATTAGCTTTTCTAAATTGCGTTTTACCGCTTCTGAGTATTGTTCTTGATTCATAGGTTATTTATTTTATACGTTTGTGTTCCGTCTTTTAGTTCTTTGTGTATTACCTTTCCTTCTTTAACTAATTCACCTAAGGCGAAAAAGAAAGGAGTAAAATTCCATCTTGGCATTCCAAATACCATTATATCAGAATCGCCTAAAATATCCCAGTCAAAATCTGATGGTACTCTGGTTTCTCCATCGCTGAGATAAGACAACATAAATACTTTAGCTGCATTGATTAATTCTTTTGTCATAATTTTGCTATTTCGTGTTTTACTTGTTGCCAATATTGATGTCTAAATCCGTGAACACTTGGGCTTATTTCTTCAGTTAGTTCTTTAATCATTTGATCAACTACTATAAATGCAAGTTCGTTAGCAATATGATTTATTATATAAACACCATCCATAGGGTATTTCATTTTATCTACTAACTCTTCGGCTTTTTCTTTCGGCGTCATAACTTTTCTATTTGTTGTTCGTATAATCCTTCTTTGAGCCAGCGCTTCATCCTGCGCAGACCTGCCAAATTATTGGCGTTATTTAAATCTTTAAATACATCTCGTTGTTGCGGTACGTATTTTAACTCAGCATCATTGCAAAGATCTACAACCGGAGCTATAATCTTTAAATAGACTCCGTCTGTTTTTAGTGCGGCGTGCTGCTTTATAGAATGTATCATTGTAGTTCTATCACGGTCGAACAATGCAGCTATTTCATTCATTTTATATTGATTAGTTTCAAATAATTTAGCGGCTAAATAATGACGGTAATATACTTTGTCCCGAACGCGGCTCTTTTCATACAAGCGTTTATCTTCAATGTACTGTTTAATTATATCTAAATTAATGTTGCTCATCTTATTTGAATTTAGAGTTATAAACGTGGTTCGAATACTTAGCGTAAGACTTAGGTAGTTCGTACTTAGGCTTAAAATAGGTTTGGTAGTTTCGTGTTTTTGCATCTTGGCGGTGCGGTGTAGCCGTCCCAAGTAAGTAAATAAAGAACATAGTACCTAAGATAAATACTACTCCGCTTCCTAAGATTTGCTTTTCGTCAGTGTTCAAGTCCTTAAACAAAAACGAATACTTTTTAATTGTTTTCATCTTCTTCAATATCTAAAATGTTATCTAATAATGAACTAACTGCGTTCCATTCAGAACCACAACGAATAGTTGCTGGATCTTCAGCGCCGTAATGCTCACGTGAAAAAACATAATCGCAATAAAGCTCGCGCTCTTTGTCTTTGATCAGGTCTAAAATTTGTTCTTTTGTCATAACTAATTGTTTAAATGTTTCGACAAAAATAATATAACTTTTTCAATAAACAATACTTTTAAACAAAATTTTTTAATTTTTTTAACTTTTTTTCTGATCAGTAAGGTTTTAACCTGATTTTATACCCGAAAAGGTGCAATATATTGCTCATATAATCGGTTTATACCCGATTAGGTATAATATATTCAACAAAAAAGGGTTACCGCGTTCATCTGGCAACCCTTCTTACATTTAAAACTAAAACAATTATGCACTACAAAAGTAGTGGTTTTTTTATATTATGCAAATTTATTTTGCAATTTGAAAGTGCATCCAATCGTAATCCTTTTCCTTTCCTAATGAAACGAATCCGTGTTTATAAAAAATGTCAATCATTTGCTTATATTCAGGACGCGCAAAGCGTGCAGTCTTACTTGTTTCTTTCAATGTGTTTCTCGCGGGATCCAAATCAATAGCAATGCCCCAAGCGTGTGTACTCCAAGACGAACCGCCTCGCATTTTACGAAAGTTAAAACAACCGCCGTAAAGGTCTATTCCTAACTCGACAAGGCGTTGATACCCGTAGACCTCTAAAAGTTCGTTAAACACGTTTAAAAACGCATCTGCTACAAGTTTATGGCAACGCATCTTTGTTACCATTGTCTTAGTGTCCCACGCTATACGCATTGGGTAGGGTAGTTTAATAGTAGTTAAATACGTTCCCGTCTCGTTGGGTTGTCCGTATTTTGCTAAGGCTTGAGCGGTTGTTATCATTTGTCTATTTTTTTACTCCATACAGTTAAACCTATTGCAGTAGCCGAGTAAGTAAGCAACCCGACAAATACAAATTCGTGAACTTTAAACGGCTTGAATAACGGAAGCAAGGCGTAA